TTGTATCGTCAAGGCTGCTTGGTTGTCAGCTGCATTGACGATACAAGTGATGTCAAAGCGCACACTGATCCGTGAACCACCAATCGCGCTGACTGTCATGTAAGGCGATCCCGGCACAAGCACAATGGCTGGTGGCGTGATGTTCTCGTTAGGGTAAGCGTAAACTACTCGCCCGGCAGCTCTTAAAGTTGCGGCGAGTGACTCACGATAAGTCGCTAGATTAGCCAAGGTAGCCTCGTGTGTCTAGGTGCTTGCCAAGTAGGCCAGACACACGGGTAAGCATTGAACGGCCTAGGCGGTACGGTGCTGGGCTTTGAAAGTCCACACCTTGCTGGCCTAGTGTGCCGGTACGGGTAATCCAGATATCACAAGCAACCGCCAAGGCTGCCTCTCGAACTTCTGGGGTTGTGTCATAAAGCGCGGCTTGGCTGGTCAATACGGCTCGGCCATTAGGAATGACTTTGCGCTTGGTAATGTCTGCGTTAGTGATGGCGGCTTCAAAGAATGTCACGCCGTACTCATCAACGCCCTTTTTGCTTACTGTGCGTGAGCCGTTAAAAGGTGAGCCACATCCAGTTACGGTCAAAGCCTGACCCACCACAAATGTGTTGTCGTAGCAGTAAAAGCGAGCGACATTGTTTGTCAGCTGAACGCCGTTGATGGCTACATCATCAAAAATTAAGTAAGACAAAATTATGTTTTCGGCACTGTCTGCAACTGCCTGGACAATGGAGTCAGCGTAGATATCGCCGATACCTAAAACGCTTTTGAGTTCGCTAAGTGCGATCAATGGCATTTCATACTCCTATTGTGTAAGTGTGTGGGGGACACAGGGCCGCATCCCCCACACTTCTAACTAACGCTGACTTATGTCAGGTTAAAGCGGCGTACGCCACCGGCAACCAAAACGCCAACGGCCAAGTAGCCATAAAGCATTGTTTCGATTTCGCCAGATGTGACCACGTTTGTTGACATACGCAGGATTGGTGATTCGTAGATTGCAACTGCTGATGGGGTGACAATGAATGCCGACTCATCGATGGTTGTGCTAACTACGTTTGGATCAACGTACAGATCAAGACCAAGCACGTTACCGCGTAGGGACTGTGGTCCTGCGACTCCGCCATTGTTCATTGGGTTGTAAGCGTTGTAGATTGGACGACCAGTTGTGTCGGTTGCACCCATCAACAATGACCACTGGGATGTGCCAGCGATGTATGCGCTTGGAAGTTCGCCAGTTGCTAGGTAAGCGGCTGGGGCTTGGCTAGATACGAAGCCGATGATGCCATCGGAGTCTGCATCTTGTGCGGTTGCCTGTGTGCCACCTGCGGTTAATGCTGCGATTACAGCTGCATCTGTTGCCTTGTTGTAAGCACGAGTCATGTTGTCGACCATTGCTTGGAAAAAGTCTGGGGATGAACGCTCTAGTAGTTCTACAGAGTAACGCTGCATGCCAGCAAACTTGTTTACATCAAGGTTGACGTATGAGGACACAATTCCGGTCTCTGATGGGCCAGCACCTTCGTTGGTGTCTGCAACAGTTCCGTTTGTTGTGATTTTTGGATGGCTGATAACCATGCCTGATGCAGTGATGGCGCGTGAGCCAATTGCATCAATGGCTGGGCGTGAGCCAATGGATGTGTCGATAACGCTGTTTACATACTGCACTGGGGTGAACGCTGGGTTCGTGCTGAATGAGTCATCGGCTGCCATAACATACTGGGCTGAATCATGGTTGCCCATTTTCGCCTTGATGCTGTGTTCCAAGTACGAGGCTTGGCTGTTAATTGGGCTACGAGGCTTGACGTAGGCCACTGGTGCTGCAGCGTGAACAACCGCACTAGCGGTTACTTCCTCTGCCACTGGTGCTGTTTCTTGTTCCACTGTGATCTCCTGTGGTTGTTCCTCGGCAGGTTGTTCTGCTTCGGTGGTTTCTGGGGCGACTTCGTCATCAGCCTCGGTGGCTGCAACGCTCGCTATTTGCGCATCTTTAAATGCAGGATTGGTGACATGGGCAACGGCCTCTAGTTTGGCAGCTGATACAACCATCACGCCTTTCTCGATGGTGTATTCGCCGACATTGGCTTCGATGCTAAATGCCGGGCGTAGTCCTTCGGATGCTTCAACAAGTGCATCATTGCCAGCACCAGTTGGCGCAATCTTAAACGCCATCGAGATTCCTGCCGGGGTAATTTCCTCTGAGCCAGCGATACCACGACCCAATGGGCGTGTGCGGTCATGTTCCATGTTCAAAACGATCTGGCTTGGATCGATCTCACCAAATGCGCCAAACTCAAAGCGCACTGGGCCAGCCGATGTGTTGCCAACTTTGGCAAACGGCACGACTAGGCCTTTGATGGTTCGGGTTTCTGTGTCGGCAGCTAGTACCTGACCCTCAAAACTAAGTTGCATTTGCTTCATTTCCTCTCGGTGCAAGGTCCATTTCCTCACGGGCTTCGTCAACATTGATGATGCCAGCTGCAATCATTCTTTCTAGAACTTCAATTTGTTCTAGTGGGTTTCCGCGTAGGTAATCGTCAAGATCAAATCTGACACTGCTACCGCGTGGGGTCACATCGTTCATCGACAATCTTTCAGAAATACAAGACATAAACGGCTTAAGCGAGAAGTCCACCAAACTGCGACGTTCCTGTGAAACATTTGAGTAAGTTGCGCTGGCTGATTCGGCGTTAATGTACCAGGCAGGGATATTGCACATACGAGCAATTTCAGCTGCTGTGTTCAAGCGAGATTCGGTCAACTGCATCTGCCCGGCATCGTATCCAAAAGTCGTGACATCTAATGGGCCTGATAGGTAAGCGGTTGATCGTGTGGCTCGGGCTTGCTTCCACTGGGCAAGTAGGCTCGACACCTGCTCTGGCGGTAGATCCACGCCACTATTTTTGATGACCATTGTTGGGTTTGGCTCGCTGGCCATACGCTGTACGGCTTCCTCAAGTTTTAAAGCTGTTGAGATAGTGCGGCCACCTCGGTTGAGTATGCCCTCATCAATACCACTAAACATGATCAGCGATCCCACACCAGTCATAGGCAATAAGCCGCCCTCGATGTAAAAACCGTTTACGATCTCTTGGGTATTTAAGTCAGTTGTGAATGTGACCCGTGTTGGATCGATTCGGCGAGCCTGCGTTGGCCTGCCATCCTCTGGGTTTACTTCAAGCACCTGCCAGAATGATCGGCCATGAAATAACAAATCCTCAACGGTCCAAGCCATAGTCACAGCTAGTGGGATGGCTGGATCAGGCTGCTCAAGAATCTTGCGACCCTCAATCTTTGCCCCTGTAATGTCGCTGTATGAGTTCAGGCCAAGGGTTGCGATAGTTCCAGCGATGATGTTTCTGGCTCTGGCAACGGCTGGCACTTGCATCGCGCTTGAGCGATCTACGCGGAATGTATTAAAAGGCGTGAAGTAGGCATCCTGATAAAACGGGATGGCGATGCCGGCACGAGCCTCGATCTGTGGTTTTTCGGTGGTTGTACCCAGCAAAAAATCTATGAATCCCATTTTGCCATTACAACACAAACCAATGACATTGCAAAGATTTGTCAGGCTTTGTCATCTTGTTGCGCGTGTTGTCACACAGATCGGCCAGTTAGTCCTAGTGGTCTTGATCCCTCTTTGATAACTGGCCGACCTCGGGTGAACCCAAGGCAGGGTTATGCACTAATGATACTCACACTCTGTTGTGGTTCAGTCGCATGACCCACCGCCATGACCAAAGCAACCGCCGCGCTGATGGGTACTTGCGCCGCCCTGCGAGCAATACGCCAACCACCATCTGATGCCGGGCGCCGAGCGCAACTGACAAGATGGCTGTGCAAAGTTTCTTGCGCTGGATGTAGCAGCTGCCGGGATTGCATCGCGTTCATTGTCTGATCGCACATAATTGCAAAGTTGGCCGAGTTCCAAGGCGTTGGCGCAACCGGCACACCAGCCTGGGCAAGTCTTGGCGCAATGTAGCCAGCAGTATTTGGATCATAGGCCAGCACCCTTGGGCGATAGCGGCGAGTCAGGGTTGCGATCTCGCCAGCCAACTCAAGGTCATTGATGCCGCCCTCTTTTTTCCATTCGTGCAAGAATACGCCGTATCCGTTTTCTCGTTGTTGCAAGGTAACGAGGCAAGCCAGTTCACGGTTAAAGTTCAAATCCATCGCCATCCAAGTCGGCAAGCCATCCTCAAGAGTTACATCTGATTCGCAGTCGTTCCAGACTTGCATTGGCCAAGGCGAATCGATGGCATCCACCCACATACACAATGTCTCGGTCTTGAATGCATCGGGGCTATCGAACGTGGCTGCATCCTTGATGTTTTGCACATTGATCGTGTAACCCAAGGCTGGGTTGGCTTGCTTCCATCCCTCGATGTCATCGACTGACGTGCCGGGTGCTGCGCTGTATTCGTAGTAACCCATCCGATCACTGGCAAAGGTCAAGGCTCGGCGGCGTTGCTCGTTTAATACATTGGATGTTAGATCGCCAGCATTGGAAGTCCAAAACACTTGGGCATTGGGTCTGGCTCGGGTAATCGGTGTCACCGCTGCCCATGTGGCCTCGTCAATTTCTCGAAGTTCATCGACATAAAGCAAGTCGGCTGATGATCCACGCGGACCCTCGCTTGTAGCTGCTCGAATCGAGTATTTGCGGATTCGCTCGCACTTGCCGTTGCATGACTTGGGGTAATGATGGCAATACACCTCAAGTTCCTCTTGACCGTTGGTTCGGCTGACTCTCTTGATCCGCTTTCGCATCCAATCCAAAGACTCGGCCATGTCCACTGTTTGCTTAAAAGTGTCGAGCGACAGTTGCCTGGTCTGCGACATTGCGATGGCATTCTTTTCGCCAAACACATAAAGGCCAGCAAGGATTCGCATGCGCATCATGTGAGTCTTTCCACACTGCCGGGCAACTAGCACCCCTACCTGCGACCTAGCCCAATTCCCATCTGGCATGATTTGCAAGGCATCATCCAAAACGTGCTTTTGCCAAGGTAGAAGTGGGACTCCGAGTTCGTCAGCTAGTGCCGCCACTACTGGCCCTGCGCTTGGCAGGTTCAGGCTTGGGCTTTCGATCCTTGGCTTCGAGTAGCCGTAGATAACTTCCGACATGGTTTGTCCCATCATTTTCCTCGCCCTGTTTTCCTGCTGTTCTAGTTTCCACCGTCAAGTGCAGCTGCTGCAACACCGATAAGTATTTTGCGGCCAAAGGTGTGGCCTCTTTCAAATCTCCCATGTCAAAAGCCGTGTCTAATGCCAAAGCGATCCGCCGGGCTAAAGTCAGCGCGGCTACATCAGTGGGCGCAAGCCAGTTTGCAACCGAGATGGCCGAGTTTAAAGAAATGAGTATGCCCATTGGTTTGTCCTCTGGCACTTCTGGATTCTTTTGGGTCATGACCTAGGCCTTTCAGTTGTGGGTGGATCGAATCGGACCAATCGGGGAGAAATAGTACCAAGGGAGTCTGTGGGTGGCACTCGTGCAGAAAAAACGCCTCTATGTGGCTCTGTGGGCCTTGTAGCGTTAAACCTCGATGTCTTGGCAATGTGGCATGGTTTGCACAGTGGTTGCACATTGTCGATAGTGTTACTGCCCCCAGCTGCCAACTCGATGATGTGATCCACATCTGTGGCCCTGTCACCACACATCAGACATGACCTACCCCAAACACGAAAGCATGCGGCCCTAAGGTTGCGCCATTGTGTGGTTGTACCTTGGCTATGCGCTCTGCTCATGCCCACTCACAATGTTGTATGCATCCATCAAGCCTCGCTCGTACTTGTAGTTGGCTGGATGTATGTCAAGTATAAAGTCAGTCAATCGATCTAATCTTTCTTTGTATGTTGCCTCAATGATGCTGGCCAATTCCTTTGCATCTTTGATTTGTTCCTGAAGTTTGGTGTGATCTTTTCTTAAGTACTCAACCATTGCTACATACTCAAGTAGTTCCTCATGCTTGACCTGCACCCATTTACTCATGTTGTAATGCTAATACTTTTCTAGTCATTCTCACCGGTTTGGCTAGTGGGCAGGGAATGGCATTGTTTCAGCCATCCTCACCGTATATGGAAGCGGTACTGGTCATGGGTCTCTCGACAATCGCGCCATGTGGCACACTGCATTGGTCTTGCTCTGATAGGCGATTCGTTTTATCAGCTGCTTATGTGCCTCACCCTGCTTGTATTTGCTGGGTTTTGCATGGTTTATCTCCATGCCAAAATTACTCCATCTGACGGAGGTTTAGCGCGATGATTAGTGCGCCCTGCATTAGACTGTGCAGTGAGTTCTCAAGACTTGCGATGCTACTGCATCGGTGGCGCGACACGTTGATTATTCTTGGCATCAGCGTGTCGCGCTTTTAATTACAACCCTTTGCTTTGTGTCGTTTCATTTCCTCGTCACAGAATGATTTAACTGACCAACCTGTCATTGACCAATCGCAACTGTCACACTTTACTGTCCAACTAAATGTCTGTTTCATATCAAATCACTTGGCCCTAACTTCTCGTAAAACTTTTCCCAGTTACCGCAACAATGCGTGACCCATAATCGCTCGTTGCTATCAGGATCAACACCAAAGTCCACTGGCTCAAGTATCTTGGCGCATTGTGGACACGCTGATGGCAGTGTCTGAGCTGCTAGATAGTGGCCCTTGATCTTGCGTTCTATGCTTGCCCATACTTCATCGCTCACTTTGTAACTCCCTAACCCTGCGATCTAAATCCTTGAGCGCAAACTCAATAGACTCCAAAGCCTTTGTGCTTTCATCGATCCATTCAATTATCAAATCAAAACGCCTGTTTTGTATTGCCTGTACTTCATCCACGATTTGCCCATTTCTCACAGAAGCCACATGGCTTGCCTATGTATACCCATCCGCCGCATCCGCAACGCATCACCTCGGACTCAGACATCAAACATCCTTGTCTGTTCTTGTACTTGACCACCGCGCCAGACTGCTAGCATCCTGCGATGGCTTGATTTACGATCTGCCGGTCTTTCACCACATCGCCAGATCATTCCAGATCGTGCAACTGTGTTAAAGGCCGCCCCAATGACTTTGCCTGATCCAGTTGGTGCGCCGATCTCGTTCACAACATCCTCGGCTGTAAAGGGTTTACCAGTACGAGCCATTTGGCGTATGCAGATTACGGCCTCGTTGTGCCAGTTCAGCTGTGAGTCTTTGGCGAGAGTAATTCCCTCGGCTTTGCCCATAACCCCTTGATGCCGACAGATAGCGCAATACTTAGGCGCATCTGCACCATGCTCGCAGATCATGACCGATCCCAGATTGCTTCGCATCTAACCGATGCTCCCTTATCGCCACAAATCCAGCCCGCGTAAGGTGTGCCATCTTTCTTTAGCCCGGTCTTGCGTTCCATGTGGCCGTGAGCGCACACTGGCCTTGGTGATTCTTTGACCGCCTCTGGCTCATCGGCCAAAGCCCAAGGATCAACCTCTTTAACAACTACCCGAGCAGCTTTGGTCATTTCAGTTGTGCTTGGGCGTGAGCCTTTTTTGCTCATGCCTAAGGTTGCCAAGGCTCTGCCGATAGCACTTGTACTGCAATTCTCAATGAAACTTGATCGGTTCACTGGTGAGCTGCCAAAGAGTTCCTCTGCAAAATCCACTGCATCAGGCTTGCCACTGGTTTTGTCTTTCCAGACTCTTGCCCGAATGATTACTTGCTTGAGTTGGCCCTCTGAGTTATGACCTTGATACACAATGTCAGTTGAAATGCGGCCATTGGGATGTGACTCCCAAAAGCGATGAATGCGTGTGTCCACATCCTCGTAGTTTGATAAATCAAAAGCCATTACAGTCTCCACCCATCCTTGACCATCTGTGACTCGATGTTGTCGATGTGATTTGCCCAACGCCAATAGCGGATTGATTCCTCACGGCGTTTTTGTTGTTGGTGATTATTCTCTACGGCTACACCGACAAGAATCCCGGCAATAAAGAAAATGCCAAATCCGATAAATGTTAATAGTCCCATGCCCTGTTTCTCTTTTCTATTTGTCGAGTTCGCTGGCTTTGTATCGCTTAACGCCGCCAATTCGCTTTGGCTTTAATGCCCCTGACTTTTCCCACCTGATGAGTGTGCGTTCGCTCACCCGTAGTTTGTCAGCTGCTTCTTTGGCTGTTAGATACTTTTCCATCTGCCCTCTTTCCTTAGTGACATAGTATGACAATACCTGACATTGTGTCTAGGTTAATCCTCTGGCGTGTCGCGCAATGGCAAGGTTATTAACCACACCAATACCCCCACGATAATCAGCAGCCCTGTGACTTTCTTTGCCGATCCATCGAGGGTAAAATATGCTATGCCCAAGCCACATAAAGTGTAGGTATCAGCGGTTATCGCTTCAACGTACTTTCTAAGCCATTTCATCATTTCACCTTTCTTATAGATGCTGCTATTTGACCGACTAAGACTGCACCGATTACAACGCTTTGAGATTCCTCACGTTGCTCTGGTGTCATGTCCGAGCCAATATTCATGATCGCCTCGGCGGCCTTGGCCAATTCCTCGATGCCGGGTATCGCTATCAGCTGTGTCGGTACTTCCAATGTGACCTCTTGCGGTTCTAGGCTTGGCATTGGTATTGGAGCAAGACTAGGAGTTGGCAATGGCTCGACGGGTAATTCGGTTGGCGTTGGAGTTGGCTCTGGCTGTGGCTCTGGTGTTGTTTGTGGTGTTTGTGTTGGTGTCGGTTCTGACGGCTGTTCTGTTGGCTCTACTGGCTCAAGGCTTGGTGGTGTAGGTGCTGGACTTGGCAAAGGCTCTGGGGTTTGTGTTGGCTGTGGCGTGGGTTCTATCGATGGTTCGGGAGTTGGTGTAGGTGTTGATTTTGGCAATGGTAATTCAGTCGGTTCTGGCGATGCTTCTAATGTCGGTTGCATTGTTGGTTCTGGTGTAGGCGATGGTTCGAGAGATGGCAAGATCGTTGGCTCTGGTGTTGGCTCTATGGTCTCTGATGGCTCTGGTGTGGGTGATGGCGTTGGCACAATACCTGCGTAATAACCTAAGGGACTATCAACTGGCAAGGTATCGGAGATGTAAGTGGTGTAAGGCTGGGCAAAACCACCCTCACAATAAAGCCTTGGGATGTAACCCTTACCTTCAAAAAACGAGTTCGAGTTATCCCAACCAATCTGAAACTGTTGCTCATTCCCTTGTGGGTCAGCGCAAGTAACGGTTGTTAAAGCCTGTTCAGCAAAAGCATTGGGCGTGTGCAATAGCATCGTGAGCCCTACGATGAAAGCGACTAACGCCACTCTCAAAGATTTGTGCATTTACCGCTTAGAATCCTTTGCAGTCTTACCAGCTGCGATTGCGCCATCCATCTCGGCCTGAGTCAATTTGCCGTCATCGATCAACCCCTTGGCGGTTTCGCGTAGGACTACAACCAACGGCAACAAGGCAGCCATCAATGCGCCTTTGATTGGCTCAATACCAACGCCAGCCGACAGGCCAAATGTTGCCAACCCCTCGTATGCAATAAGCGCGACCACTCGCACCGCAAATGTCTTGTACTTTTTCATGATGCCAAGATTTCCTTTGGATCGATGTCTGTGCCGGCACTCCAGCGGATGTTGTTTCGCATTTCAAAATGAAGGTGTGGGCCTGATGAGTTTCCTGTGTTGCCGGACTCGCCAACGATCTGACCCTTTTTAACAGTTGCGCCTGGCTTAACTCGAACAGCGTTTAGGTGTGCATAGATTACCCAGCCACCTGCAACCTTTTGCACAACCTGATTGCCATAAGACTTGCCCCAATTAGCGTTTTCAATCTTTCCGTCAGCTACTGCCAAAACTGGTGTGCCGGTGGGTACTGCAAAGTCCACGCCTGTGTGGTAGCCCTTTGACCACATCTTGCCAGCCTTTTTGTAGGCCGTAGTTATCTTGCCGTTCTTAATTGGTAAGGCCATGAGTTGCCCTTTCGTGTCATGGCCCTGTGTTTAGTTTTTATTCAGTTGGTGGTGTTGGACATGGTTGATCAGTTTCTACCGCGTCTGTGGAAACTCCACAAAATGAGCAAAATACAGGGTTTTCCACGTTGCAAATATTTACTGGGTTTAAATTGTTTTCACAATCTGGTGTTGAGCAAGTAAAAATCCAAATCATTTTTATTCCTTATGCTGCTTCGTATGAGAAATTAAAGTTAATGACATCGCCAGTCTGCCATGTGGCAGGAATAGCGGAAGTTACGCCTGTTCGGGTAAGGTAAGTGCCAGCTGCGTTCACGGCAAAAAAAGCAAATTGACCAGTTCCGGCTAATTGCCCGTAAAGTAAATGAGTATTTACTCCGCCAGCGGTTACAGGTGTTAAAGGTCCACTTTGCGTTCCAACGGCGTTTGCACTAGCTGTGACTGGTAAATTTAGATTTAAACCAGTGCCTTTTGTCGTTGTACTTCCAATGCTAAAACTTGCTCTAACAAAAACTATTTTACCAAGTTTGCAATATGAGCCAGTAAACCAAACGCCATTACCATTAGCCCAACCGGCACCTAAAGTCGGTGCAAATGATTGCCATGCCAAAAGACCAGAGCCAACGGATGCATCAATTGCATCTCCAAGTGATTCAATTGCGGTTGCGCCATCCTTGACATAATCAGTCGAGGTGGGAACGGGCCAGCCATTTAGTGGAGTCGTGGTTGCCATTTATAGATCCTGCCATTCTGTCGTACTTGGAGTATACCCTGCCCAAGTGGTTGTTGGTGGTAACTGATACCAGATTATTGATGAATATGTCTCGGAATATGCCGAGCAAGTCAAAGCCAACTCGGCGGTGTATCGGGTCAAGTTCCATGTGTAGCCCTCAACAAAACCGTCAAAAGTAGTGCCAAAAACTGCTGGCAATGCCGATGTGGTTATGCGTAACCCATTGTAAACGGCAGCTAGTGAATCGCGGGTCGCATCGTTTACGGTTGGTGAGTGCAATGGGATTGTCAAAACCTCTGGATAAGTCCGAGGGTAACCACGTTGGCCAATAAAATCCGCAGCCTGATTTTCTGCATCCGTTAGATTGTGCAAAGTAGTTTGGCGCGTACCTGAAAGTTGGCCATACAAAATGATTGACTGTTCATCTCTGGCATTGGCCTCACCTGCTCGATAAACAACTGTTGCATCATTTACAATCTCGCCCCATTGTGCGCTACTGCTCAAACCTCTGGCAAGCAGATCATCGGCTGTAAGTTCAAAAGGCGTGGCACTAGATCGTGCCAAATAATCGTCATAATGAATTTCGCCACAGCCACATTCCCAAAGCACGCCTCTGCCCGAGTTGGCTGCCTCTATCGCCAAAGTGTAAGCATCCGTTACACCATCATTATATGCCATGATTTCGTACTGACCCGGCACATCAACGTTACTGATTAAGTCATCAACTAAAGATTGACCGACTGCATCATAACTGGCCCATGTCGCACCAACAGGCAATTCCTGCCATTGCAATAAGGGGCTGACATCATCCCATTCAGTTAAAAATGCTTCAGTTAAAATGTTTAAAATTCTTGTTCCGTCATTTTCTTTAGCAAAATTTGTACTGCCAACCAACCTTCGATTGAGCTGAGCCAGTGGGCCTACGGCTGTAATGGAGTAAATAGCAATCGAGCCATCTGACCCATAAGCATCTAGGCTAATATCTATGTCGGATATCGTGCCATAAAAAATTTGCTGTGTGCCTGATGTGCCTTTGTTGATACTGATTTGGACCGATTGGCTTAAGGTTACATCTAAAGGATCAGTGGCATCAGTCCAAAGCCTAATCGAAGCAAACCCAGGTTGAGGTTGTTCAGTTACATCATTGCGACCCATGCGGATTGAAATCGATGAAATTGTGTTATCCGCGTATGTGGTAATGCCACCAAAGGTGACCGTTGGATACGGATCATAATCTGTCACAGTGTTGCCCCGACAAGGTTAATCGCGCCTGTACGCCTTGATGAATCTTGCAACAACTTTTCAATGCTACGGCGAGCAGACTCACCATCGATAACGCCGTTAAAGATAAATGTGTTTCCGCTGCCTGATCCATTGTCTTTACGGATTGAGCCTGATACGCCATTTGGCACAAATAATTCAGGCCCAAACTCGCCAACCCGAGCAACTTGATTGCCCATGACTGGGCCACCAGCGGCACGACTTACCTCTGAATCTGCACTTGAAAAGACAAAATCCCAAAATTTGTTTCTAATGATGCCGGCAGGGAATTTGTCCAGAATTGGCTTTACTTTGCCATAGGCATTTCCCAGCAACTCAAAAGCCTTAGCAACTTTGTTAATTGCTTCTGCAATGTTTTGCAAAGCTGTTCCGGCTTCACTGGCATTTGGGCCAGACATGCTATCAAACATGTTGCTAAATGCTTTGCCTACGTTAGTTAATGCCAAGGCTAGATTGTAAGCACCTGATCCTTGGCCATCATAAACACCTGCTAATTCTCTAGCGCGTTCACTCAGTCCCTCTGGGTCATTTCCGCCAAAGGCCGCTGCCATAAAATTCAATTGTGTAATCACTTCTTTTGCCACTGGCAAAAGGTTTGTACCCATTGTAGTTTTTAGGTTTTCAAGTTGGGCTGTAAGTATCTTTTGTTGAGCCGCTAGGCCGTCAGATGTACGACTAAAATCACCCTGTGCATCGCCAGTTTGATCCAAAATAACTTGATAAGCCGCCAATGACTTGGCTTGCACATCTAGTGCGCCCTTGCCGTCATAAAGGCCCATTTCCATTGCTTTGGCCTTGAGAGTCGCATCATTAAGCAATACACCGTATTTTCGGATTGGTTCAGATTCACCGCGTAAAGCTGCGCCAATAGCCGTAATTGCCTCATCAGCACTGGTGTTGTAAAAACTGGCTAAATCTGATGAAAGTTTGGTTGCCCCTGTGCTGAATTTTGCCAAGTCTTTTTCAGTAAGCCCGGCTGCCTTTCCAAATGTTGCAAAAGTGCTAGCAGCTGCCAATGCCTGTTTTTGAGATAAGCCCAAAGCAGTGTCAGCAGTTTTGGAAAATGCTTTGATTTCATCGGCTACATCGCCAAAGATTACCTCGGCCTTACTTACTTCCTCATTTAAATCACTTGCGGCCTTAACACTTTCTAAGCCAATCTTGATGGCGAATGCGCCAGCAGCTGCGCCAGCAATGGCAAAAGACCTAGCCATCGCTTTTGAGTATTTGTTTACATTGGTTGATAAACCTTTGGTTTGTTTATCGGCTGTTGCCATGCCAGTTGAAAACTTGGAAACATCTGCAAGCAGATTTAATTTCATTGTCCTAATGTCAGCCATTTGTGCGTGTCCAATTCTCGTAAACTTCGCCCACGGCGTTTTTCCAACGGCGAGTGATTTCTGGTTGTAATGCCTTTAAAGTAGGGAAAATCCAATATCCTCGGTTACCCCTACCCTCACGAGGTGTACGAGCTGGGAACTTGTATCCACCATTTGGAAAGTTGCCGGCTGACCCAAATGTGTTTCGATCCGATCCAAACTCATTACCAAACAACAAGATGCCGGCATTTGCGCCGCCTGATGCCCGACCACGAGATCCACCGATTGTGACGTTTGGGATTCGGTCTTTGTTGGCTCTGACTGTGCTTGCAACGATGGCCGTCTGTGCTGGCATTGGTGAACCTACATAGCCTGACATCTTAATGGCACCAGCAGTCCAGGCACTAATGCTGGCAACATCATCTTTCAAGGCTTTCTTGCTGTCATCATCCATTTTGTTTAAGGCTTTTAGCAAGCCTCTCAAGTCTTTAAGATCAGGCTGGAAACGAATGGTGGTTCTAGTATCCGCCATGTCCATTCCTTTCCTTGATCAGCGTGACTGCTGTGTTAATGTCTGCGAGCGACCACTCCATTAGATCCGTTAAGGGTATGCCGGTAGATACTGCGACCTTGATTAGCAGATCCCTTAACTGTCTTTTGGGCTTTCTTCGACCACCTCAAAGGTTTCAAACTCATTGGTGACCCATGCTTGCTGACTTGGCATCTTTGTATGTCCTTGGGCCTTAGCGGCCTTGTACAGCATACAAGTAATGACATCCAATGAACCTTGGCTCATCTTTTCAGCTGCTTGGCTGACTGTGTAACCGAGTTCGCGTTCGATCTCGATCCACAGCCAAGCCGAGTCATCGCTCACTCTGTAGTTGTTGCCCTGTTTTGTAGTGATGTTGTATTGCATAATGGTTGCCCTGTTCTGCTAGTTACGCTCTTGTGACTGTTCCATCCTCAACAACAAAGCTGAGAGATGTAGTCAATACGTCAGTGGCCGCGCCACCAACGGTTGGAAATACTGGGAATACTGAACCAGTGAATGTGTCACCGTTGACATCAAACGAGAATGCCAGAGATGTGTCTGGTGCAGTGTTGGCTGCATCCCAAAGTGCTGAGATGATTCCTGCTGATGCTGAATCGTCAAGATACAATTCCACATTTAGTGTGGCGGTCTTATCAACGGTCTTGTAAGCGCGACCTGAAAGCACTTCAAGTACTTGCTGGTTGTTTTCGCGCTCTAGTGTCACTGTTGATGCTTGGTCAGCGTAGGACACCGAGTTGATCGACAAGGTGAGGTTACGCCCAGTTATGTAAGTGGCTGGCATAATTTTTTTCTCGCTTTCTTAATTGGTTGTTACCATCTCGATGTTGATCTGGCTGATAAGCATGTCGGCATTTCCGATCTGCTGGACTGTGGGTTGTGACCATCCACCCAATAACGAGATGTTATTGGATAGTAGATCGGTCACCGACAAAATTAAAGTTTCCAAGTTGGCCAAGGCTGCTTGGTTGTCAGCTGCATTGACGATACAAGTGATGTCAAAGCGCACACTGATCCGTGAACCACCAATCGCGCTGACTGTCATGTAAGGCGATCCCGGCACAAGCACAATGGCTGGTGG